CGACACCAAAGCATGAGGCTGCCCATTCCTGCGGGAACGGCCACCTTGGCTGCATCAATCCGCGTCACCTTCGTTGGCTGACGCATAAGGAAAATCTGGCTGAGATGCGCGCACATGGCCGCGGTGCTAACGGCTACGGCCCGTACTGAATAAGGAGATACGATCATGAAAAACGCAGTTCTCATTACCGACGTTGATGGCAAGCCGCACGTTCTCATTCTGTCGAAAGTGACCGGGTGTGATGTCGAGCCGGGCGAACCTGGCGAACCCGCGGTGCCAGCGCAGGAAGCGGTGGAAGGTGAGCCCGGCGAGCCAGCCAGCGAGGGCAATCCCGGCAAGCCGCCGGTCGAGGCCAAGCCCGCGGTGGAAGCCAAGGAAGCGACGCCAGGGAAGCCCGAGACGGTGACGATCCACCGCGAGGGCGGCGAGGACATCAAGCTGCAAACCACTCGCGCTGCCGTCGTCGAACTGCTGAATGGCGGCCTGTGACGGGTGCGCGACAGCAGCGGCTAGTTGCCGTCTCTCACCTGTGCAAACAGCGGCGCATCATCGACCATTCTGGAATGTGCCATCTTCGCATCGGCGGGATTGAGTTCGATCAAGATGGCGTCGCGCTGCAACCGATCGGCAACAAGCCCAGTAGTGCCAGCGCCGCCGAATGGGTCGAGAACGGTGCCTCCTTTTGGGCAGCCGGCAAGGATGCACGGCTCGATCAGCGCGGGCGGGAAGGTGGCGAAGTGGGCACCGTGGAACGGCTGCGTGGCGACTTCCCAGACCGAGCGCTTGTTACGCTTCGGGTAAGCGGTTTGTGAAATTTTGAGCAAACCAGCCTTGGTGCGGTGTTCCTCAGAATCTGAGGACTCATATTTTGTCACCGCCTTATGAGATTTGTTGCCACTAGCACGACCTCGATTGCCATTCTGTCGTGTTTGTCCGGGTGCCGACGCACCGCATCCAGTAAGATCGTGCTCCGTTGTGCCGACAGCGGATTCCTTTATTGCTTCCGCATTGAAATAATACCGTTCGCTTTTACTCAGCAGGAACAGATATTCATGTGCCTTTGTGCACCGGTCCGTGACGCTCTCAGGCATTGGGTTAGGTTTCGACCAGATAATGTCCTGGCGTAGCCACCAGCCGTCGGCTTGAATGGCGAAGGCGACGCGCCAGGGGATTCCACAGAGGTCTTTGGGCTTGAGGCCATCCGACGCGCCATGGATGCGGTGCGTGATCGCCGGGTTTTCCCAATAGCCATGCTTACTGGTCTGTGTCGGTTTGCGTGCACCGGCGGTGCCCGTCGCGTAGCTGTCCCCTAAATTAAGCCACAGCGTTCCATCTGCCCGCAGCACCCGCCGCACTTCGCGGAACACCAGCACCATCTGCTCGATGTAGTTTTTATAGGTGGGTTCAAGCCCGATCTGTCCGGCAACCCCGTAATCCCGCAGCCTCCAGTAGGGTGGCGACGTCACCACGCAATGCACCGAGGCATCTGGCAGCGTACGAAGGACATCCCGGCAATCACCGCATAACAAACGAATCATTCCATTCACCCGCGTTGCAGGAGACAAGACAATGCTTGAAGGCCCCGTTGATCTCGAAGCCATGGCCGCGAAGTCGGCGGCCGGCCGCCAACCGCAAGCGCCCGACAATCTGGCGCTGATGCCGACGCTCGACGTGCCACGGCCGCAGCCGCGCGGCATTCCGCAGCATACCATCTTGGCATCGCCTGATCGGCTGCGGGAATCCTCGCAGTGGGTGACGATGAAGAACTTCCACCCAGTGCAGACTCACATCATGATCGATCGGTATTACCAGACCCAGGCGCTTGCCCCTGGCGAGACCAAGCGCTTCGAGATGACGATGAGCGATATCGAGTCGCATCGTGAGAAGACACAGGCCGATCGCGGGTATTATTCATCGGGACATCTGGTCGGCCAGCCGCTGCCGATGCATCCGGTGCGGTTTCTTGACATTGATCCGTTGCCGTCGGCGCGCCAGGACAACGGGACTGACGCAGCGGCTGCTGCTGCCGCAGTGGTGGCCGCAGCGCGGGCAACGGCGCCTGCGTCGCGCGGCCGGGGCTGATATGGCCGCGACGACGCAGGACGTCTTTTCTCTGAAGGCGCGCTTCGGCGAGTTCAGCACCCTGCCAGATGCGGCGCTGACCTCGGCATTCAACGTCGTCGACATGCTGCTCGATCCGACTGTGTGGCCGAACCAGATCGACTTCGCCAATGCGCGGTTGCTCTATGCCGCACATCTGGCGACGATTCAGCAAATGCAGCTGGCGAATTCGGCCAACGGCATCGGCACCGCCGATCTCTACATGTCGAGCATTACCTTCGGCGAGCGCTCGGTGGCGTTCGGGCGGCGGCTTAATTTTGGTGAGCAGAAAGGCCTCGCCGGCTCGGGCGAGGAAATGCTGTCGATGACGAGCTACGGCCAGCTTTTTCTTCAGCTCCGGAATCGCAACATCATTCCAATTATGGTGGTGTGATGCTCGACTGGCGCATCCTGCAGGGATGGATGGACGGCATTGTCGACGATCAGTTCGCCGAGCCGGTGCATCTGATTCCATGGGGCGGCGGTCAGCGCGTTTCCGACGAGGGCACACAGGACCCGGCGCGAAGCGTCATCATCACGATCGGCGTCTATCGCACCTCGGGGTCTGCGACCGGCGATGTCATGGCGCCGGGCGTTACCGTGCAGACGCAAGTTGCGCAGGAGTGGATCGAGATCACCGAGCAGAACATGGGCGATCCCGCCAACTGGCACGCCTACGACCGGGTCTTTCTGCCCGATCAACTGCCGAACCAGCAGTGGCATACAATCTTGAAAGTCAATCCGTCGGCGACCAAGCGCTATCAGGTTATGCTGGCCCGGCTGCAGCAGGGGCCTGGCTGGGTGGCTCCGCAAGAGACCTGGACACGACCGCCATGAGTCTTCTTCGAGCGGTCCTGCGCGCGTGTGCCGTCGGCGCGCTCCGCGATCAGACATGGGCGGAAGAGCGCGTCTATGACAGCGATCTAACGCCTCTGGCGCAGGCGGTTTATGGCGGTCCGGCAAAACCGTATGTCGTAATTTATACCGATCAAGACGATGTTGTTCCGGTGATGGGCGTCGGCGAGATTTACTCCGGCGAGAATCGATCGCTGTCGCTCGCCATCGAGATCGGCATTGCAGGCGCGGTGCGCTCGACGCCGGGCGACCCTTTATCGCCGTTGACGATCAAGTTTGCAGCGACCGACATGGGCATGGAGTGGGCGTGCGATGTGGTGTCGGCGCAGGTGCTGGCGGCGTTGTCGGGCGAGGCGAAGAGCGAATGGGGCGAGCTGTTCAAAAAGATGGTCGCAGGTATCCGTCGCATGCCGTCGCGGCGCGGCGGTCAGGCGTCGAGCGGCGTGCGTTTCGCGTCGCGGCGCATCATCTTCGTGCTGCAGCCGATGTACGACTTCTCGCCAGGCATCGTGCCGTCGCAGAAGCATCCGGTGTGGGAGTTCATCGCGCTGGCCCGATCGCAGCCGGCAATCGGGCAGGTCGACATCGCCACCATCGTCGAGGACCTCATGGTGAGCAGCCCTGCGCCTGACTGGCGCGCCATCCAGGGCCAGCTCGGTCTGACCCAGCCAGGCATCGAGGCGATCAACGCAGGCGTGCCGCTGCCCTGGCCTGGCGTCGAAGAGCCGCCGCTCGACTACAGCGACCCCGACGAGTTCGTGCCGCCTCTCACCGACATCACGGTGGCCGACGCCGACGCGTCGACCTCGACCACGCCGCCGGCGAATCCGCCACCACCGCCGCCATAAAACTGGGAGGCACCATCGTGCAGAACATCGGACTTGTTTTGTTAGTGTTCGCTTTCGTGTTTGCCTGTATCGCGACACGGTGGGATTTCCCGCCATGGCACTTCCTGCCTTTGGCGATAGCCTTCTGGATCGCGTCGGAATTACTAGGTGGATTGGCGAGGGTCTTTCACTGAGAATTAACGTCGACACTTCTGATCTGCTGAAGTGGTCGCGCTACATGAACCGTATCCCGAAGAAGACGGGAGCGGCGATCGCTCGCGGTTTAAACACCGTCGGCGACAACATCGTCCACAACGCCGCGCAGGCGATGGCGGAAACCACCGGTCTCGATCCCAACGACATCATCGAGCTTATCGAGGTGAAGAAGGCGACCGCCGACGATCTCAAATGGTCGATGGACGCGAGCAAAGTGGCTCCGCCGTCATTGGATTGGTCGCGGCCGTGGGATAAGAGAACCGGATTCGACGATCGCACACTGGTGAAGGTGGTCACCAGCTTTGACAAGCTGGTCTGCGACAGGTGCCTGGCTGTCGAAAAGAACTCGCCCTATACGCTCGAAGAAGTCAATTCGATGAATCCGTATGGCAACGGCATAGTGCATCCGAATTGCCGTTGCATGGTGCAGGCGTGGTACGCGACCCGCCAGCTGCCGGTGACGTTCGGCCGTGGCGCCAAGTCGCAGCTTTTCACGATGCGAGAGCTTGGCGAGAAGGTGGCAGAAGAGTTGAAGCTCACCATCAGAGCGATCGACAAGGATTAACACCATGCTTGATCCGATGCAGAAGGTCCTGTTCGAGCTGGCCGAGCACCGCAGAAAGGCCGCAACCAGCGACCGCATGGGCACCGTGCATGAGGTCTACAAGGACAAGATGCGGATCAACATGGGGCTGCAGGCCGACGGCACGCCGTGGCTCTCCCCGTGGCTGCACACTACCGATCACCGCGGCGGCACCACCGAGCGTGACTTTTACCGCAAGGGGCAGAACGTGAGACTCGCCGCGGTTGGCGCCGACTTCCGGCAGGCGACGGTGTCGGCCTATGCCCCCAACGACGCCAATCCGCCACCGGCGCAAGCCGACAGCGCGGGCCCGAACTCCAAGACTTTGCAGGCGGGCCCGGTGCGCACGACGGTCGACGCCGACGGATCGCACAACGTGTGGATCGCCGACGGCGACAAACCTTCGATGATCTATCGCGCCGATCAGTCTGGCTTTCTCACCGGCCGGGTCGGCGAGGGTAGCAAGTCGTTCCGCTTTGCAGCGACTGACAAGGGCGTCCACATCAGCCACGGCAATGGCGACAAGTCGATCTGGGTCACTGAGGACGGCTGCTTCTGTAGTGAGCCGCTGAAGATCAGCAAGAACCCGCTGAAGTTCGACGACGATCATAAGTGAAAAGGAAAGAGCACCATGGCAATGGATTTTGGTGGCGCGCTCGACCACCTCATGAACGGCGGTTCGGTCTATCGCGAGAACAAGGGCGAAGACACCTTCCTGACGCTTCTCGACCCTGGCCCCAACAGCCAGATGACCGAGCCATACATCTACGTCACCTATTCCGACAACAGCGTCGTGCCGTGGTGCCCGCGGCATGGCGACATCCTCGCAACAGACTGGAAGAAAAAGTAGGAGGGTCATATGCCGAAGTCGCCACGTCATACTCGCGCCGCCATGAAGGCGGGCAAGGCTGCGCCCGAGATCAAAGCGTATGTCATTACTGATCCGCATCATCGTCCCGACATGCGCGGCGAGTTCGCTGGCGTGAAGGTGCGCAAGATGGGCATGCAGCAGCTCGTCGACCTCACCGACAAGCAGGCCAAGTTCTATCTCGATAGCGGTGCGATCAGGCCGCTGCTGGCGCCGTCCGAATCTGAAGACAAGCCGGCGGCATAGCCGTGAGCAACGGCACGAAACGTTTCTACGTCTACGCCATCATGGTCGACGGCGTGGTCAAGTACATCGGAAAGGGTACTGGGCCACGCGCACGCTTTCACCGTTGGTTCGCCGTAAATGTAAACAGGAGGCGAAAACGCGGTGAAAAGGTCAGAACGACAAAGTTCTATAATCGACTGGCGAAGGCGCTGTTAAAGGGGGCAGTAGTTAACTATGAGATTCTAGCCTGGTTTGAGACGGACGACGAAGCTTTCGCTGCGGAGATTGCGGAAATCGCATCGCGTCGAGGGCTATGGAATAAGCACGAGGGTGGCTGGGGGTTCAATTCTGCAAACAGCAAAAGGCTCAGTGCTGACCCAAGGATTAAAGCGATGCGCCGCGAGGTTGGTGGCCGGATAATGAGCGCTCCAGGTCACATCGAAAAGATGCAGGCTGGCCGTCTTCGGCCAGAAGCAAAGGAAAAATTCAAGGCGTCGATGGCGCCATTTTGGGGAAGTGAGCGACATCGTCAGATAGCTGTAGCCAATGGCACCAAGCATATGGCTGATGCTGAAAATCGTAAGGCCGCATCCGAGAGATTAACGAAACTGATGGCTGGCCGCGGTAAAGAAATCATTGCCGCCTCCAACCGGCGGCGAATGCTTGACCCAGTACAGGCGGAAAGAACGAGAGCTGTCTTAGCCGCAGCGAGAGATCGCAACAACAAAGACCCGAAATTCCAAGCCAAACAGCGAGCTGGGGTGCAAGCGTACTGGTTGAAGAAACGGGAGGAACGCGGCCATGAGTAACGGCGATCCGCTCGCTGCGAATCAAGTTATCATTAGGTCAGGTGTAGATTTTCCAGTTGTTGATAATAACTTTTTTCGGAGTGTGAACGGAATCTGGCCCGATCTTCTCAGCGGCAAGGCGATCATCTCGCCTGCCCGCAACGGCATGGATCGCAAGACCGGCAAGCTGCTGCAGGGCTGGGATCATGTCTCGCAAAGCATGGAAGTGATCTTTGCGACGCCGTTCCACGAGCGGGTGCTGCGGCGCTGGGTCGGCAGTTTCGTTCCAATCCTGCTCGGCGAGACATTCGTCGCGCGCGTGGTGACGAGGTTTTACTGGGCGATTGTCGCGGCGATCGACTTGTGGGAACCGAATTACCGCATCAAGCAGATTTACTTCATGGGCGATGCACTCACCCAGTGGTCGCCGCTCACTACGACCAGCGCTGCCGATATGATCCAGCTCGGCGAAGCGATCTTCCGCAACGAGGGTGTCTATCGGCCGCGCGCCCACCTCGGCGACTTCACCCAGTACATGCAGAAGCAGAGTGGCTTGATCGGGCGTGGCGACCTGCTGTGGGACGTGCAGCCGTTTCCATGACGATCAATCCTGATTTTTCGCTCTGTCGCAACTGTGGAAATATGACCATGGCGATGGAGAATGGCCGCTGCGAGGTGTGCGGCATGCCTAAGCCGGTGCTGCGCCAGCATCCGCCGCTGCAGCACCCGGCGCATTACCGCGGCATGGTCAAGGCGCTGCAGCTCGCGGCCTTCGCGGTGGTGGTGATGCTGATCCTGCTCTTCGTCGAGTGGATCACGAAAGGGACCGAGTTGAGGTGAGTTGGGTTGTCCTCACGGCGCCGAACGGCGTACCGCTCCTGGTCAACATGGCTGGCGTATTTTTGGTGCGACCGCCATTACCGAGCGAAGAGCACGAAGACAATGAAGCTGTTGGCGCGGCCATATTCACCGCGGGCCAAAGGTGGCTGATCAAAGAGACCTTTGACGATGTGCTGGAGATTATGGCCCAGATGGGCCTGAAGGTCCTCAGGTGAGTCGCCGCAAGTCCATGAGGCCATTATAGGAGAGCATACGAATGCCGTCGAACCTCGTCTCAACAAACCCGTCGAGGTTCAATGTGATTCGCCCCGAGCTGCTTAGCCCCATGGCGGTGCTCGAAAAGATCGATACCGAGGCGCTGATCACACAGCGCATGAACAAGGTGATCGAGATATGGGCGTCGTACGATCCGCCCAATGCGGCGCAGTACGACGTCGGCGCACTTGAGTTCGATCCGATCCGGATCAATCAGGAACTCAATGCCTACTTCGAGCTGTTGGTGCGCGACCGCGTCAATCAGGCGTGCCGTTCTGTTACGCTGGCGTTCGCGGTCGGCAGCGACCTCGATGCGATCGGCTCGCGCTATCCCTATGGAATGCCGCGGATGGCTGGCGAGAACGACGACACTTATCGTCGCCGCATTTGGTTGTCGCCCAATATCCTGAGCTTGTCCGGCACCGGCCAGGGCACCTTCGAGAGCTACGTCTTCTGGGCGCTGTCGGCGCCGATGTTTCCCGGCGATGTCCCGCTCAAGCATGCCTCGGCGCTGACCAAGCCATACACCGGCAACGTCTACCTGCCGATCCTGTCGTCGGCGATCGCCAACCCGGATTACAATTGGACGGTCTCGATCGACGGCAAGATATGGACGCTTATTCCTGGCACGCAGCCGGTGCCGACATCGACGCAGGTGGAGGCGGTGTTCGAGTACATCACTGCGCCGGACACCGCGCGCAAGGGGTTGACCGACGTCATTAACGTTCTGCCGCCCAAGGTGGCGCCGGTTCTGATCGATGTTCAAATCTGGCTGTTCAACGGTATTGATCGCGACACGCTGATGGCGGTGGTGACGCAGGCAGTCGCTGATCTGATCGAGGGGTTGCGCTGGCTCGGCGCCGATCTCACGCTGCTAACGTTGTCGGGCGCGCTGGCGCAGGCGGGTGTCTATAACACCAAGATCATGTCACCGGCAGCCGACGTGATTGTCGACATCGACGGCGTTGTCAACGTTATTTCGGCAACCTTGCGGTATATGGGCCAAGGAGAGTGAAGGTGGGTGTCTCCGGTCCCGACTTTGATGATGATTACCATCCTGGCGATTTCGAAGTTTTCATCAACGCCGTCAAAGTCGTTAATTTGCAGGCACAAGGACTGACGATTGGGACGCCTGTTTCTATCGCTTTGCAAGCGCAAGGATTGGTTGTCGGCTTACCTGTTTTCGGTCCAGCATCGGTCAAGCTAAAATATAATTTCCAGGCATTTGGCCTGACGATCGGCTTGCCGAGGCCTGTAAATGGCTGACTTCTCTCATGGCGATTTCGGTTCCCAAGACTTTTTTGTCAACATCGATCTAGGGACGTCGCCGGGCCTAACGGTCGGATCGCCTGTCATTCCTGTACTGACGATTGGCGCCAAAAGCATTTTGCAGGCGCTGAGCTTGGCGGTTGGATCACCGGTCCTCGATGTGCCGATCGTTGGCGCCAAAAACAATTTGCAGGCGTCGAGTTTGGCGGTCGGCTCACCGGTCATCGGTGTGGCGACGCTCGTCGCCACGGGCGGTGCGCAGAGTTTGACGGTCGGGTCACCGACATTCGGTGTGGTGACTCTCACCGTCAAATACAATCTGCAGACGTTGGGTTTGACGGTTGGCTCACCTGCCATTCCTGTGCCAACGATTGCCGCCATAAGCAATTTGCAGACGTCTGGCCTGACGGTCGGTTCACCGGTTCTTGGTGCGACGACACTCAGGAAAAATCTGCAAGCGCAGAATTTGACGGTAGGTTCGCCCGTCATCGATGCGATGACGATCGACGTTTCGCAAAAGAATTTCCAGCCGCCTGGCGTGACCGTCGGATCGCCGATCCTCGGCGCGCCAACGATTGCCGGCAATCACTACCTGCAGGCGCTTTACCTGACGTCCGGCTCACCAGTTCTCGGTGCGCCGACGATGAATGCGGCACTGGCAAGTCTGCAGGCGCAGGGGCTGGCGGTCGGCTCGCCGGTCTTCGGTGCCCCGACGGTCGGCCTCAAATACAATTTTCAGACGTTGGGTTTGACGGTTGGCTCGCCGG